GGCGCATATCGTGTCATAACGCGTATACGCTCTCGCCTTTTACGAGGTCGGTTAGCACCGGTCGTAAAGGCAGAGACTCGCGTGGTGTCGAATCTATAATTAAATAGATTCGGCATAAGAATAGATTTCCCTTCTCCATTAAACGGAGAAACGAGGACAGCCGCTGAGCGAGTGTCGGTTTCATTCCCCCCATCGAAGGACCCAGTCTCCTCGTACGCCATACCACTAATGGTGGCGGTGGAACCAGCGAACCCTCCCACCTGCCATCCTAAACGAGTGGGGGCAACATAAGGATCAGCTAATTCTCGACGAACCTCGAAAGAAAGTCTATCATAGGCATCTTGAGATTGATTCTCATAATGCCAATACATGGATCCCCTAATCCCTTTAAAACAAGGAATCCACATATGGAACGGTGTGTTCAAGGCCCAGGTATACGGCTTAGTTCCTGAAACAAAACTATTGCCCGTAAAATTAGAAGTGGGATCAAACCCATTGAAATACGGAAAAATAGTGTTGGTCCACATAAAGTACCGCAACTTGAAATTGGCCGGATCCCCATTGAAATCAGCCATAAGACTGACATTGGGGTGAGCACGACGCATTACAGTACGCAAGGAACGAACAGGGTCTCCAAAATAAACGTCATATTGACGTTGATCAGGATTATCCTGATGCGCTCCCGAAATCGAAACTTCTCCGGACTGGGGTTGGAAGTACGAATACGTTCTGTCAAAAGGCATTTTTGGAACACAAAATTCCAAATTAGGAGCACCCCGAATGAAGATCAGGATGCTTACGGTCGCCCCTGGATCCGGGGCGGAGAGTGCGTTAAGGACGAGCATAGTCAACATTCCATTGTTGGTCTCATCGTCTACAAAATCGGCAAAAATGTCCCCACTCACTCTCAAATAGGGAACAACACCTAAGCCCAACATATTAGGCGTTTTAAGCCAATGTCGAGCTTGATTATACGGAATTCGGATTTCAATATCCTTCTCCAGTGAAATATCAACAATCCTATTTAAAGAAGTGTTATTGTTTGCACTGGAGCCGAATAATGATGCCACCGGATCCCACGAAAATCGCAGGCGTCCGCGATGATACTCTGTGGCTATAATCTTGAAGCGGAAAATTATATCTCCGCGCCAATACCCGAAGGTCTGTGACATTAGAGCCACCGGAGGCAACGCTATCTCATCACCTGAGATTTCATTATTCGCACGCAGGTAGTGCAAAGGTTGCACTGGAGCGGCGGCAAGCGTTGATTGGGGTGCGTCTGTAGTAGACCAATAGGCAGTGCCGATGTAAGCTTCACGTTGAACGATATTAGCTATTGAGAGTTCATCTATATCTCCTAAACCAACAGATCTGGGATCTATAGTAAGCTCACTCTTGGGATCTAAAGTCAAGGTGTCGCCGGGCACTGAAACAGCAGCAGATGCGAAAGCGTGATAAGGCGCTTGTCTGACCGGTTCAACATTACTAATATTCGGTGGATTGGTCCAACCAAACAAACTAGCAATAGAGGACACGGCAGACGCGCCCATCTCTGTGGCTTTGGCAAATATGCCTATGCCAGGTATAGAAGTAAGAGGGCGGGCGACCGCCGCCACTGTACCAGCTATACTGGAAATAGGTCGCTTAGAGTATTCATCGACCGATTTTGAAGTAGCAGCCTTCCACATCTGGGGAACCTTACTTGAAACTTCAGAAAGGTACCCCATCTGCAAAGGAGCTTTATGTGTCAGACCAGATAACTCCACCTTTTCAAACCAGACGTAAACCTGAATGTCGACGTCCTGGCCGGTGGTGTTATTGGCCGACGCCAAGGGCGTGACCTCAAAAAGGTGCAAGGTCCCCATATTAGCCACCTCAGTGGCCCTTGTGAGATCCAACCAGTCTAGGTCATACATAAAGGGAAAGACAATTTCCCCTCCTTGGCTGTTCTGAGGCAAAACCCAAACATGTGGAAATTGAGAGAACTCGCATGTTCGCAAAGCCGCGACCGCAGAGGTCGAACTTAGATCGTACCCAAAGGCTTTAAGCGGTTCATAAGCCGCTAACAAAGCGCCATAATTAAAAGGTG